GCTGTCGGGTGCAAACTGCATTTTGAAAGATTTAAATTCTTCGGCTGTATCAAACGCCTTAGAAAGACTAAATAGTGTATTTTGATTAGCTGGTACTGACACTACTGAAATTTCGTGCAGTTCTAGCTCTTTTACCACAAACAACTCTTTGGCTGCATCATATTCCGCATCTACGATTCGGAAGCCGATACTAAATGCCGTTAAGATGCCATCTTTTACAAGATCAAAAACTTCGCCAGCAGCTGAAGAAATTCTGGCTTTAACCCATAATCCTTTGCTGTCAACTCTGTGATCTACCATCCTACCAACTGGCTCGCTATGGTCATGATATGCCAAAATTACTGGATTCTTCAAATAATTTTGTATACCCTTTTTCCATACACTTGCTGGGACAATGTCGCCTTGTCTATCAATGTCGTCGGTACTTGCGTACCCTTCTATTGTTATACTAGCTGTCTTTTCGTCGGTGGTATCGCTCTTGATAAATGAACTGTTTAAGAACAGTACTTTACTTTTATCTACCATATTACCCCTTTATTGCTGATTATCTGTGGGCCTACCACCTGTCGACGGATCAGCAGCCGAACCCGCAATATTGGCGGGTATTCTTATTTCGTCACTGCCATCTTTTGGCTCATAACGTAATTCTTTTCTTGCTTCATTAGCTGTTATAATTCCACCATTTACTAATGCTTGATAGTAAGCGGCTTGATCTTTTAATTCTGGTTGTAGTGCTGACACAGAAGCAGTAATTGCTTCAATATCATATCCAAAGTATCGTTCTAAGCTTGATGTAAACTTACGAACAACTGGCATTACTGTTTCTAAATAAAATAGTCTTAGATTAGGCGAGATGTTAGCGTTATTTCCACCAGCTAATAAAATGGGTGGGATACCTATACATTGCATAATAAATTCGTTGTGCGTTTTAATAGACTGATCAAAGTCCATATCTTTGAAGTTTTGATTTGATACATTTGCAGGCTTCAATCCACTATCTAAGATAACTGGACGCTTGCCGCCTTGTTTAGTTGAATATTTCTGTAACCAGTATTGAATTGTTTTTTCTTTTGCAACTTGTGAAAGTGTATTTTCTGACGTTAAAACTAAGCCAAATACAGCTCCGTTTTCAAAAAAGTTTTCTTGGAAGTCTTTCATTGCATACAAAGTAGCAATGCTTCGTTGTGCTGCTTCTAATCGTGAAGCACCACGATATATTGATTGTGAATTCAAATCACGGAAGTGAAACACTTCAGCTTCTTTAAAGTCAACCATACCGTTGTAACGATATCCACGTATAAACGTTTTTACATCGGTTAAAATTTCTGTTGAAGCTGCAGGCAAGTGGTACATAAATACACCATCGAAGTGTATGAATACATTACCTTCCAAGATCAAGTCTGTGAAGATTGCTTGGCGAAATTCCTGGACACTTTGATAAGGATTGGGTCGGAAGTTCAAAAGTGTGTTTAGTGACTTTTGACGAATTCCTGTAACAACGCCTTCTGTAATCTTATCTTTTACGTCGTAATCAAGTGAGCCAGCTGCATTAACAAGCATACTAACTGAACGATTAACGGCTTCTAGTTTCTGAAAGCTTTGGCGATATGTTATCTTGCTTTCTGAACCAATTTGCGTACCGGCTTCTTGAGCAATACGACTTTGCGCTGGATTAAGTTTTTCAACAATCCAGTCTGTAAATCTTGACATAGTTTTCCCTTAAGTGAACTCACTGAAAAAACTACCAAAGCTCTTTTTAGGCACAACTGTCTCAACAGTACCGCCAGTATGTTTTGCACGCTGCGTCTCTATCCAGTGAGCCTGTTTGGGTTCACTGCCAGGGCGGGGAGCTTTACCGTAAACACTGTGTAACGCTACATGATGACGATTACAAAGGGTGTAAACTTGGTCATATAACTCTACTCGGTGCTCATCAATAAACTCATCTCGCACAGCTAAAATACCGGCATCTGTTGAAATATCGTAACCTTTAGCTTCAGACCATTTATCTAGGAGTATAGTAACTGAATGTAGGTGATGGAGCTCTAAGTCTGCAGAGGAGCCGCAAATGCAACACTCCGTTTTCTTCTCGTAGGCTGCTTTAGCCCTGTCACGAACCCACTTTACAGGGATTCGTTTATTTGTGTTTTTTGCCATTATTTCCAAAGTACTCCACAATTACCTAGTATTATAGCAGAACAGCAACAAAAAGTCAATGCACAAATTTTTTATGGCATTAAACAGTATAGGTGTACAGTGCATATCGAACTGCATCAGCCATGTGACTGTAATCATCATGCATTGGTCGTTCACGTTGTAACCCCTCACGTTGATCCCAGCGATACTGGTCAAACATGGCTCGCACGTTAGTGCAATGTGGGGCAACCTTTAATCGACCTTGTTGTAGTAAGGTCTGAACATACGCAATGCCTGGTAAGACATCCTTTTTAGCTTTGGTAGTTGAAATGTTATATAAGTAGGCAAGGTCACCAGCAAACTGTGCAGCTGCCGAGTCAATAAACGTGACTTCAACTCCGTGCTTGTTATTCATTGCAGTAAACGCTTCTGCGTGTTCCTGCGTAGTCTTTTCCGACATTAAGTATTCATCGACAATAAAAAAGCAATCGCGGTTCCAATCGTACACGATAGCGCAATAAGCAGTAGCGTCTCGGTAACCAGGGTCGCATCCAGCAAACGCTTCGCCTTTAATATCTTCTGGAATGTCAATAACATCTGTATCCTGTAGTGTGTAAATCTGACCCTCAAACACAGTAAATGAGGCCAGGTATTCTTGTTCAAATTCGGCTTTGCTCATGGATCTGCGAGCTTCCGCAACATCTGACTCAGCCATACGGGTATTTTCAGTGTAATCAGCTTGTAGGCTAATCCACTCGGGAAAGTTAGGGTCAAAGCCACGGTTCCAAAATTGACTAAACCAGTTGTTACGACCACGAGGAGTCGAAATAAAAATAGCTTTGGCCTGAGGCTTGTCTAGTGTAGGACGTAGTGCAACGTTAAAAGCTGCTTCACCGCCCTCACCTAGTGCAGCCTCGTCAAATATGATTAAGTCATATGATCGACCAACAGTACTATCAACGGTACTAAGAGAACCCATACGAATGGTAGAACCGTTGCTGAGTTCGATAATTTTGTCTTTGAGGTTGTCACGTGCGACTTCGAGGTCGAAGTGTTTGATGAGTTTACGTTGGAGTTCAAATGAGATCGAGCTTAAGTTATAGTTAGGTGAAATGATTAGCACATTAGACCCTGGGACTAAGGTAACCAATTGACCGATGATGTTGGCAATGTACGTTTTGCCTAGACGTCGTGCTAGTGCAGCACAGATAAATCTGTATTTAGGATCGTTTACTGCGTTTATGAGTGCAACCTGTGGGCGATTGATTGTATCGTATACATCTAACAACTTAAGGTAATTTGTTATGGGTAGCTTAATAAACCTTTGTTGAGGATCGAATTCTTGTATAACGTCAACATTAATATCTGGTCGTGAGACTGTAAGCATTATTTTGTGGCCTTTGCTAGTTCACGATAGCCTTGTGTGGTTGGATGTACTTTGTCGCTGCTTGGGGTAAATGGTAGTACAGTATCGTTATACTGTTCGGCAATTTCGTGGACGTGGGATTGGATATGTGGTTTGATGGCTGGTAAAATCCAAAACACTTTTGCAACGCCAACTTTTTCACGTATTCGTTGCAGCTCAGCTTTAGTTTTAACTCCGCTATGGTCATTACTGCCTAAACTGATAATTACAGTTTTAGCTGACAAGTTATTTTTTAAATAGTCGCGATTCCATTGCCAGGTATTCCAGCCGCCTTTAGCATAGGCTACGCACTCTGGTCTCTGTCGATGAGTACCTACAGCGATTGAGTCGCCTAAAATTAAACAATCTAACATTTTATATTTTGGGTCCGTTAAATATTTGAGTGCTATCTGTACCTGTACCTAGTACGCAAGCTATTTTATCATTAAACTGGATTATTGTCCAGGTTTTGGTTTGTTGGTTAACAAACACGCTATACTTTGGTACTTCAGCACCAGGCTCTATACCTAACCACAAAGGAGTTTCTTTGTAATCACTACTTGTTAATCCTTGTAGTAACATTTTAGTTTCTGTACAAGTTACAGGCTTTTGTATAACTATGGGTTGTGCTACCACAACGCTTGATATAAAAAGTATTAATCCTAGAAAATATTTCATTGTACTGTATCTTTTATTAATATAAAACCTAAACGATCTCCACACTCACTAGCATAGAATTCGTCTTGCCATACAGGTACAATAGTTTGGGCGGTATGATTTGCAAAGTCGTCGTTGTAACGGAAGTGTACTTCTATTACCTTATCACCAATAACCTCAACATTAAACCAAGGGTACTTGTCTGCTACTGTTTGCAATATTGGTGGTAGTTCGAAAGTATCTGGGACACGGCTCCAATGTGAAAATCTGTCAAGTCGATGTGGATTGGTTTTAAATCCTTCAACTGCTAAGGTTTGCTTGCCGTAGTTGTAGTCAAAACTTAAGTGTCGGCCTTGAAACACCTCACACCAAAAATAACCATCAGGAATTGAGTCGCGGTCTAAATATTCTACAGTAGCACCAACACCCATCATTTTTAGGTTTGTTATTGGGCGTACTATATACTTACCTGGTTTAGGTGCTATTCCTGCTGGGCCGCAGTAGTATCCTAGGCGTTTGGCTAAAATTAGCTTATCTGCACACCAAAGGTCTTCGGGATTGATTTTGTCGTATACATCCGCATCTCCAATTTGTGGTAGCATTTTAACTCCAGTACTTTGAAGAGTCTAGGTTATCCCAATAAGCTTTGTTGTTGCGATTCCAGAAATT